ATACGGTGTGGATGGAATGACTTAGGAGATGCGCGCTTCACCGCAGGCCCACAAGCAGGTAGACAGTCCAAGCGATCCAGGCGATGTTGAAGAGAGAGCTGGCGGCATCTTTGCGCGGCGCATTTGATCTGCCGGTAAAGAAAAGGGTGAGCGTGGCAAACAAAGCCAGCGTAGATAACACGATGTGCGTGATTAGATAAACTTTCATGCCGACGCCTCCGGGCTAGCTTGTGCGGACTTGCGGAACCACACACCAAGCGCCGCGTAGAGACTCTGCGCTTGCTTCGGGAAAAGGTGGACGCGTTCTATCCCTCTCATGGTGTTCAGTGTCACGCGAACGTCTCCCCGTCCATCATCAAGGATGTCTGGCCCCTCGAACTTATCAAACGTGACATGAATGCTTTTGTCAGAGGAATCCATCTCTTTGTTTTTCTTGCACTGATTCGCAGCAAAATCTTCCGCCGCTTTAGCGACAGATTGTGCAACCGCTTCCGCAGTGTCTTCTGCGATGCGGTCGAGGATCATTTCTTTCATCATTTCATCAGGTACGCGGATACCGATCTTCTTGAGCTTTCTTTTCAGTACCGTACAGGATCTGTCTATTGCTTCCCGAGAAAATAACGTAGCCTCGTCTGCCGGCGCTTCTTCACGGCTAGCTGCCTCCTTGATTGCCTCTGCCATCTTATCGATAAGGTTTCCTAGGGTCTCGCGGCGATTAGAGTCGTAAAGCTTTGCTCTCTCGTGTAGATCGTCTTCCGGGACGTGCTCCTCAAACAACAACAGCGCATCCGCAAGCGCGAAGCCGCCAGGGCCGGAGGTGGATTTATGCCACCGTTTAGCTGTCGCTTCGGAAGGTTTGAGGGTAATTTCGTAGCCTGGCCCAACAATGATTTTAGTGCGGTTTATAGGCCCTATTAGCTTAACGGCTCCCCCTTTTACATAGCGCCTCCCGACTGTCCATTTGTAGATGTTTCCAAAAATGAAAGGCTCTTCAAAAACCAAGCACTCATTGGTGGCGAGTTCATTTTCCTCAAGCTCCGAGTATTCGGAAAGCGGTTTGGTGTCGCTCATTTCTGAAACCTTTCTGATTGCTTCTTTCGTTCCATTTTCTCTTTGTGCGTTTTTGGTTCTTCCCAAGAAATCAATACGTGTCCACTCATTCCGTTACGCTTTTCAATAGGTGAAAACTTTGACTCATTGAACAATCTTTGCATTTTGTCATGGAGCCTTTTGTCTTTCATCTTTTGGGACCGCGTCATTTTTTCTCCTCTTTCTTGTCGATCCACTCCAGGATGGACAGCGCAGTCCACCGCCGCGCTTTTGGCCCCACTCCAATCGAGCGCGGGAAGTTGTCCGTTCCCGCCGCCGACCACCGGGCTACCGTTTCTGTCGTGACGCCGAGCTTCGAGGAGACTTTTTTGACGTCCCATAGCACCCCGGCGAATTGTGCTTCTGTTGCTTTAGATATAGGCATAAGTACACATAAGGTATCAAAAGAGACACGAAACCGCAAGTAAATCATATTCGCTTTCATGGAAACGGCACAAGGAACTCAAACGATTCGCCGTAGGGGCCGCCCCGCAAAGATCCACGGCAACCCTTCCGAAGACTTCTCCCCCGAGGAAGACGAAATGAATATCGAGCCAATTGAAGGCACTGGCGTTGCTGATGGCGATGTTCTCAAGCTGTCGCCTGAGACGATCACCGCCGTGGACCAGTTGCGGGCCTTCTACCGCAACAATCGCGGCACCGAGATCACCCGCGATCAAGCTATCATCTTCGCTTCGGGCCTCGCCTTGATCTATGGCCGCTCCATCACCGGGACTCCGGATGGAAAGGTGACGAAGGTGCGGCTATGAAGGTCATCGCAAGAATTAAGGCTTGGCTCTCTGCTTCCTGGAAGCGCATCTGCAAAAAGGACAAGCGCACCATCGTTGCAATGGAACGAGGGAATCTTCCCGACGGCACTTCTATGATGTTTTTCGACTGCTCCGACCGCTTTGATACGGGCGGGAAGTAAGCGGTGAGCCGTCGCGGGAAAAGCCGCATGAATGCTCGGTCGTCTATGGCGTCCGGGCTTTCTGTTGTCGAGGGGAAAGAAATCGACCTCATGGCAAGCGGCAGCATCCCGCAGCTAGACCCGCTTTTTCCGGCATCTCCGCGCTTGTGGGGTGGGGGAGAGTCAAGCTTTTCAAGTTCGGTCCTGATCTATCGTGCCATCACGGTGTTGACGGACTACATGAAGGCGGTACCCCTCAAGTTTGTCGATCCTAAAGACGACACGAAGGAAGTATTCCCGCGCACCACGGATGCCGCGGCACAGCTATTCACGCGGCCAAACTCAATTATGAACGGGGCGTCTTTCCGTGAGATGTTGACCGGCTACGATCAATTCCACGGCGGATACATTGTGGCTCTGGTTGGCGCCTCTGGCGATCCGGTGAAGGAGAAGGAACTCCCTGTCTCATTTCTTCCCTACCCCATCAAGGGATGGAAGCGCGTCACGGCGGACGGATCCAAGGATCCCTACAAAACCATCGGCTGGACGCGTCCAAACAAAAGTCTTTCGCTCCTGAATCACCAGTGCGTGGTTTTTCAGTCGCTTGATGTTTCTGGCCGCTTCGGCATCGTCGCCCCTGCTGACCTTGTGCGCGACGCCGCCGAGACACAAGCTGAGGTGGACTCCTATCAAGCCGGCCTTCTGCGCAACAACGGGCGCCCTGGGATTGTCATCTCAACGAATACGCACGTCAAGAAGCCGCTGCGCGATCGCTTCATGGCTGAGTGGCAGCAGAATCACGGAGGCCCCGCCAACGCCGGACGCCCCGCATTCTTAACCGACGCTGACTGGAAGATTTCTCCGATCGACTCGCTCAAGCTGGGCGACATCACCAGCGTCAACCAGCTACGCGATTCCATCCGGAAGGTCGGCCTTGCATTCAAGGTTCCGGAAATGGAATTCGGAATCACCGAGAATGTGCGCAAGGATTCCAGCGCACAAATCCGGGCGATGTTCCTGACTGGCCCGGTGGAAACGATGTTCCGGAGCTTCGAGGCTGTCTGGAATGACCAGTTCTGCGATCGCTACAATCTGCCGTACCATGTTCGCCTCGATCAGTGGGCGCTCTCCGCATTCCGCGACGTCATGCAGGTGCGGCTTGAGCTTGTCGCGCAGTACATCCAGAACGCAATGACTCCGCGTGATGCTTACAAGCTCGTAGGTGTCCCTTACGTCGAGAATGACCAGATGGGGCGCATCTTCATGCCTTCTACACTGCAAGAGTTGACGGCAATTCCCGCACCGCCGCCCGCGCCTGCCGAAGCGGCACCGCCTCCTGATGGAAAAGCTCCGGAAACGAAGACTCCTCCCGATCCAGACCTCGAAGACGACACGGATCCGGAAGAGAAGAGCTTTTCTTCCACGCCGATTCGCGCCAAGCGCGCCCCTCGCGGAAAGACTGCCGAGATCCTCACACAGTTCAAAGCGCTTGGCGACAAGAAGCGCAAAGAGCTTGGGAAGCAGATCTGGGCAAAATGCGTTGAGCCGTTCGAGCCGGCTATCGCAGAAGGAACCACGAAGGCCGTCAAGCGCTTCAAGGGGCATTTTCTCAAGCGCTTGAATTACTTCCTGGGAAACGGGAAGCACCTCTCCGAAGACGGTGCCGCAGCGAAGGATGCTTCCGTTTTCATCGACTTCAAGGCGTCCGGTGACGTGTTCCTTCCGATGGTGTCTGACTTCGATAAGATGATGATGCCGAAGGACCAAGCTGTCGCAGGATTGCAGGCGGCGTGGCGTGGCGTCTTCGCGGACGTTGAGACTGTCACCACCGAGCAGATGGAGACAGAACTTGGCGAACTTTCGGGATGGCTTTCGCAACCTCCTGAAGCCTACCGCACCATCGCGCTCAACCGCCTCGGCGATGCCGTCCAGGTCGATGACACCACCAGGACGCAACTCAAAACGATCCTGACCAAAACGCTTCAAGCGACGCCAGATGCGCAGCCGGTCCAGATCGCTCGCGCGCTCCGCGAAGAGGCGAATCACGTTTTCAACAATGCTTTTGCCAGAGCCAATACGATCGCCAGGACCGAGGTTGGCGCGGTGATGGGCGACTATCGCAAAGCGATCATGCTCGCAGAGGGCGTCAAAACAAAGCGCTGGTCATCGGCTCACGATCCGCTTGTCCGTCCGACACACTCAATGGCGGAGGCGGAGGGAGCTATCCCAATGAATCAATCGTTCGGGAATAAACTCGACCGTCCGCACGACCCTGATGGCGATGCGTCCGAAGTTTGCAATTGCCGCTGCGTGCTACTCGCAGGATAAAGGAGACGAGAATGGAAATCATCTACAAAACGGGCAAGGCTCTCACGGTCGCAAAGCCGGACGTCGCCAAGATCGCGCAGCTTTTGGAAAACCGCGGGTATCGCGACATCGCCCCCGAAGTGGCGGCAGAGCGTTTCGTCCGCTACGTGGCCTCGGAAGAAAAGTGCGATTCCGTCGGTGATGTCATCAAAGCGTCCGGATGGGATCTCGATGACTGGCACAAGAATCCGGCGATGTTCGCGGATCACGACCATTCCATCACAGCTAAGATTGCTCAGGGCCTACAAGCCTATGTGGACGGCAAGCGATTGATTGTCGACTGCTTCTACCTGCCTTCCGATATGGCTCCCAGCGGGCTTGCTGAAGCGTGCTACAAGATGGTGCGGCAAGGATTCCTCCCCGATTGTTCTGTGGGGCCGATCCCGACTGAATACCACTACGCCACCGCCGACGACCGCAAGGCCTGGGGCGAAGATGTGTGGCGCGTCTGGGACAAGACGGTCCTCAAGGAGCTTTCTGCTGTCGGAATCGGAGCGTTGAATAGCGCTAAGGTCGAGGCCGTCGCGAAGTGCCTTACTGACGGATCCTTGAATGATGGTGATGTGAAGGCTCTCCAGGAGTCCGGAAGCGAAAACCTTATCAGCCTTGTTGAGCGCGCACTCTTTCGCGTCAAGCCCACATCGACAATTCTTGTCAAGGGGCTTGATCCTCTCCCTGACCCTTCCGCTGCCGCGACCGCTCGCCTCGAAGCTGCCGCCAAGTCCGCAGACGCCGCTGCGAACCGCTTGGAGAGGGCTACCAAGTTGAGCCAGAAGGCTGCACAAGGGTTGGTGATCCCGCTCACCGTGGATGCTGCCGAAGCCATCCTCACGCACGCCAACGCCGTCGCGGAGATCTTGGCTGAGATCATGCCAGAACCGGATGAAGACCCGGACAATGACGACGATGACCACAGCGTTGGAAACGCTTCCGTACAAGTGATTGATCCACCAAACGATGACGGGAAAAGCCTTTCGCTGGAACTCCAGCAGCGTATTGCAGCCGCTCGCGTCAACTGACACACACCAAACGAGAAAAGGAGTCCCGAATGGACAAGGAACTGGAAAGCACTCTCAAGTCTCTCACCGAGACCATCGAGAATCAGAAGAAGGCCCTCGAAGCTACGATGGCCGAAGGGAAGCTGCGCGACGAGAAGTTCGCGGGTTTGGAGAAGGATCTTCTGGAGACGCAGAAGAAGCTTCAGGAGAAGGCAGAACGCAACGCCGCCATCTCCATGATCGGCTCTTCTGTGGACGACAAGCGCAAGGCTCTCGGGATGCTCTTCCTGGGCATGCACGCAAACAAGTGCGCTCAGGCCACCTACGGTTTCCGTGACGGCGCGAAGTCCCTCAAGGACGCGCAGGCGAAGGAACTCGGCTGGTGGGGTGAGCAGCGCGAAATCGCTACCGCCATGATCGAGAAGGCCGCTCAGTGGTCTGACGACACGACCGGTGGCGCTTTCGTTGGGCATAACGTCATGGCCGACGAATGGGTGCCTCTCCTGGTGCCGAGCGCAAAGATTCTGCTCACCCATGGCGCCAAGTGGACTGATCTGCCGGCCAATGCCGGAGGAATCACCATCCCCCGCCAGGTGAGCGATCCGACCGTCGGGATGACTGCTGAAAATGGCGCTCCGGTCACGTCGGACGCTAAGTGGGAAATGATCTCCCTGACTCCCAAGCGCGCCTCGGGTGGTGGATTCATCTCGAACCGCCTGCTCTTCTCGTACAACAAGTACGTGGAGATCTTAGAAAATCGCCTGCAGTACACCCTCATGCGCACCATCCAGCGCTATGCCCTCTACGGCAAGGGTGCGGAAGGACAGACCAAGGGCGTCTATTGGGACCCCAAGGTCCAGAAGTACTACATCTCGTCCAACGACGGTACTCTCGCCGGAAGCGGTACAGCCGCCAATGGTAAGGTGATGTCCTGGGAAGATGTTGCGTACCTCGAAGAGGCGCTCGCCAACAACAACGCCCGCATCGAGGGTTCTGGCCTGATCGCTCGCCCCGAAGTGATCCGCGGGATGAAGCGCTTCCACTACCCGCAGTTCAGCGGCGATACGGCAGGATCTCCCAGCTTCAATTTCATGCCTGGCGAGACGTTGCTTTCGGACAGCAAGCTGCGCGACACCATCGGATACGACTACAGCCGCCTCACCGATATCGCCAAGGGCAACACGGTCGGCTCTTCGAGCGACTGCTCCGATGCGTTCTTCGGCCAGTGGGACAATGTGGATATCTACTCCTGGGGTGGCATCAAGGTCAAGTTCAGCGATACCGCGACGCTCAATGGCGTTTCGGCTTTCGAACAGAACTTCCTCGCCATCCTGGTCGAGACCGAGTACGACGTCATGATCCGCCAGCCGCTGGAGCTGGTGGTTGTCCCGGACGCCAAGACCAGCCGGCAGAATCTGTAACCAAAACCTTTCCGGTGCGGCATGACGTCGCACCGGTCTTCACTTCCTAAGCAAGGAGAAAATCCATGTCTGTGAACTCTCAGAACTTTGCGATCGCGGTAGCCCCTTTGAAGGCTCTCACCGCCACGACTGGAGCCGCCACTACCCTCGGCACCTCCATTGACCTTGAGGCCGTTCCTGCGGCTGATGAGGTTGGATTCATCGGTGTTGCCGACATCGTCGGCACCTCGGCGCTCTTCAAGGTCCAGGCATCCAGTGATGGCACCAACTGGTACGACATCGCGGGCGCGGCCTCTCCGGTCTTGACTGCCGCTGGAGCGTATCCGATCAGCATTGGCCGCTCTCGCCTTCAGTCGCTGATTCAGGCGGCTGGAAGCAACACCGCACTGAACGCCCGGTACGTGCGCCTGGCCGCTGTCACTGTGGGGTCTACGACTGTCGTGTGGGGCGTCTACTCGCCGTTCAAGCTCAAGCAGTTCCCTGTGAATGGCTACGTGAATGGCGTGAACTACACCCTTCTGGGCGACTAAGGAAGATCTCGATTCATGCGCTTCACGACCTACGAACACCTGCTGGAGAGATGCAACCTCCTGGACCAAGACGGACTCCCTACGGGAGTGGGCGCGGTCACTAAGCGTGAGCTTTATCGCATCATCGACGGCGTGTCTGCTCGCATGTCGCAATGCATGAATCGAGATATCCAAGTTCAACAGCGCGTCGAGACGGTGGCAGCACCGTTTGGGCGCGTCCTTTTCGTCGACAATCCTCTGATTCAATCGGTCGACAAGATCGAATACGACCCGACCGGTCTTTTTTCTGCTGCAATGGGGGCTTCCACTCTGACGCCTGGGAGCGACTACACGGTAGACCCGGATCAGCTACGCATCAACATGATTATGCGCTGGCCGATGTCGTTCCCGATCCCCTGCAAGCCTCTACGCATCACGTATCACGGTGGGCACGCCTACCATACGTGGAAGACCATCTACAACATCGAAAGCCATAGCGGAACACCCGCCCCCGGCACCTATGCCCAGGAAGACGGCTCCTCGATCATTATTGATGCGGTCGATCTAGTCGATGGCACTGTGACGTTCCGTCCTGATATCGGCGCTTTTGACACCGGCAACGTAGTTGTCTGCTCAACAGACACGGTACCCGCAACCATCACGCTAGGTGATTGCGTTGAGTCGAGTGTGGTCAACAACCTGTCCTCTCTCGAAGGCGCTTGCCTCATGCAAGCACAATACGAGTTTGAGCGTCGTCTATCGGTCGGGAAGCACTCCACCACCACCGGCAATGGGCAAACCAGCTACACCGGTGAATACAAGCTCTTGGATGAGGTTGTGGAGCGTTGTGACGACTACCAACTCTATTCCATGGCGCTCACCTGATGCCATTTGAATGGGTATCCCAACTCCCCCGGACTGACCGTCCACTCAAGCTGCGAAGCTTGGTGGCCGAGCACATGCGGCAAGAGGGCCAGGATTTCAACTCCGATCTCAAGGAGATGAATCTTAGTGGTCGGAATGGCGACATGGGATTGAATCGCCGGTCTGGTGCGCTTGCCGGTGGTTGGAATACCGCCGTGGAAGACAATGGAGACGGCGTCACGATGCGTAATTGGGTGGCTGGCCCTGCGGCAAAGTATGCGACCCTTCAGGAATTCGGCGGCGTGGTACGCCCTGTTCGAGCAAAATCCTTGTGGATTCCTACCGAAGCAAATCGGACGCCGTCGGGAGTCGCTAGGATCACTCCCACGGAGGCGATTGAGCGCGGCGGGTTCTTCCGCAACGGGGTCTTTTTCAGCTCTCCACTCACCCGCAAGGGGACAAAGGGGTTTGGACCGCACGCTGTCGCCTTGTTTGTCCTCAAGAAGCAAGTGACGATCCCAGCGCGCATGGGCGCAACTTCGCTTTTTGAAGCCCGCATGCGCCGCATGGCTACCGCGATCACATTCATCGCTTCGGAGAGCATCCTATGAGCGCTCCTGAAGTCTCTTCGATTTTTCCGGCCAGGATCTCGCCAGTTTCGTGCGGCACCTTAACGATCGTTGGTTCTGAGCTTGATGCGGTCACTTCCGTATTCGTGGAGGGGCGCGCGTCCACCATCGAGACGCAAACCGATAGCGTCCTCACCGCCACATGGCCAAAGCGCGTCACCAACGCGAACTTCGACTACTCTGGCGGCTCTGTTGATGTCGTTCTGACGAACCCGGACGGCAGCGCAACAGTCAAGATTGAATACCTCTCCACGCGAGACGGGAAAGCTGTCCAATCCATCAATGGGCGACTGGCTTCCGCTTCGGTGCAGAATGGGTTTTTCTATGACTGGTCCGCCTCTGAAATTGTCGGTTTCCAGGTAGACCCCTCGACATGGCAAACGGGGACGTGGAAGAAAGTCGTTTCTTACCTCGAAAGCGCAGATGAGATCCCTGATAGCGAATGCGGCGGGTTCCGAAGCTACCGCTATCGTGGGAGGCTCGACGCTGTCCTTCCGCTCAAAAATCTGAAGGACGGGACGCAAGAATCCTCTCTGATCCTCTCGGACCTGACGCGCGCGGTCATGCTTGACATCTCAAACGGCGGCATCACCGATACCACCCGCATCACGCGCAAGGATGTGATGGTGGTTGAGGGGCTATCCCCTGGCGCCTTGTTGGTTGCTGGGGTTGGCTACGAATTCGACCTCCAACACGTCGAGAATGACCCCACACAAAACATTTCCTGGACCTCAATCCAGCAAGGAGGATGAGAATGGCAGTAGAACTCAAATGGCGGTACGTGGAAGATCTTTCTGGGACGCGATTCGCGGCCTTGGAGGCTGTCTCGCAGCACGTCAACCTAGCCTCGGACGAATTCAAATCCACCATACTCAAGGAGTTTGGCGTCCCTGAAGTTACCGACGAAACCACAAGCGCCGCGCAGCCGGCGGAGGAGAAGTAAGCCATGATCATTCACGCCAAACGCGCTAACGTCTATGCGATGTTGGAAGCAACCCCAGGAACGGCGATCGCTGATGCGGCCCTTTTCGTCGCCGCAAATGTGATCTGCCAGGGTCACGATGTCACGTTCAAGGTGACTCCCGATATCACCAAGCGCGACCCGCTCACCAAGTCTCTCCAGAGTATCGCTTCGGAGTTCGGCCAGAAGCCGGCATCGCTCTCGATGAAGTCTCGATGCTACACCAGCGGCACTGCTGGGACGGCAGTAAACTACGCTCTCTTCCTGAAAGCCTGCTACGCCTCTGACACGATCGTGACGACCACCAGTGAGACGTTTGCGCAGTCCCCTGACCAGCAGACCTTTCTCACGATCGGAATCGAATACCTGAGCGAAGATGGTACCTATGCCTACCGCCAGGTGATGAAGGGCGTCCGCGGAAACGTGAAACTCAAAGCTGACAAGATCGGAGCGCCCCTTTTCTGGGAATGGGATTTCAGCGGCGCTTATGCCACCGCAGGGGGTGCTACCACCACGCCAGTCTCGTCCATCACATTCCAGGATGAGGTCGCCAACGGGATCAAGTTCTGGCAGTTTCAGACACCATCTGGCCTCTTCCTTCGGCAGGTTGAGTCTTTCGAGTTGGATTTTGGCAACAAGGTCGAAATGGCTACAGACATCACCGACCCATCCGGTCTTCTCTACGGGACGCTCACTGAGCAATCCCCCACGCTCAAGATCGGGTTCCGCGTTGTCACCAAGGCGACAGCGGATGACTTCGCGAACTTCGTTGTGGGTGCGCTCACCTCGGCAGGCCTTACGTTGGGAACAACCGCAGGAAAGATCTTCACCTTCGCTACGAATTCTTCGGCGCAGATCGAGTCTTTGTCGTCAAAGTCCGTCGGTGCTGCGGCTGGATTTGATGTCACACTCGGGCTTCATCGCTCGGTGACGGGCGACGCTTCCGATGCTTTCTCGGTGGTCCTCAAGTGAGCGGCGCGTCTGACAAGATGTTGTGGGGAATCAATCCATCCATCCTGTACGATTGGACTCCCGCACAATTCCAAGTGATCCCAGAAGGGTTCAATGAAGCGTGGGATGGTGAAGAGCGCAAGCTTGACGGCGAAGGAGTCAAGAAGGGAACGGATGAGTACAAGACCAGGATGCGCGACGCTGTCCGGACTTTCTGGCTGATTCCCTGGGAGATTGCTGAGGGTGCCCCGATCCTGAAGCTCGCACCTTTGAGTGAGCGGACATCGATGCGCCTGCAGGCCGCTAGCCGGCTTTATGAGCAATTGAAGGATGTCGCAAAGGAGCGGCTCGACAAAAAGATCGCTTCAGTGAATGCCTCGAAGATCTCGAAGCAGGAGAAGGAAAACGCGATCGATGATCTCATCTTCGCAGCAAAGACGGAAAACATCAAGCGCGGCGAATCTGCCTTCGATGATGATCTTCGTTTCGAAGTTCTTTCTGAGGCTGTGAAGGGCTGGAAGAACATCAAGGCTGAATGGACTGGGAAATGGGACGTTGACGCCAAAGCGCTGCTCCCTGAGTGGAAGAGTGCTGCTTTTCGGGCCTTGCTCGAAGGGACCGCCTACAATCGGGAAGAGGCTGAAGGTTTTACGTCGCAGCCGGGATCTGGAGCGGCCTGATAGACGTCTATGTTGACGGGGAATTTACCCGTCAACAATGGCTCTGGCCTGTTCCCGGCTGCGAAGAAGGTGAAACGCGAAATGATGATCCGATGCGATACATGCACCCTCTCTCGAGCATCTTCTCCAACATCGTTGATGATTGGGAGAAAGGGAACCTTCCGTGCCCCGGCGGCGTATCGGATCAGCCGGCGCGGGTGGTGTCTATGGTGCGTTTGACGCAACGAGCAAGAAACTACTGCCAGGGCCTCAAGCAGAAACAAAGCGAGTGGGCCGCTGAAATTGTCGCCAAAGGAAACGCGGGGGGTGTGAATTGAGTGAGCCGTTTACCCTAGAGGGCAAATTCCAAGACGACATCACCCCCGCCATTGTTGTGGTGCGCAAAAGCATTGAGCAGGTCACTGATTCTACGAGCAAGCTCTATGAAGTGACAGGCCATGAGAATGATGCAATCAATGAATCAATCCGCGCATTCAAGGCGCAACAAACAGGCCTGCAAAGCCTGAATGACGACCTGCAAAAAAACATAAACCGGTTGACGGACCAGAAAAGATTCCTTTCGAGTTCTGAATATCGCCAATCTGCCGTGGATGCTGAGAAGCTGCGCTTGGAGGTGAATCTTCTCACCAAGGAAGTGCAAGAAGAAGCGTCTGCGATGGTGTTTGCCAAAAACTCGGCCACGCCTCTTGAACGCGAAATCGAGAGCCTAAATATCCAGCTAGGCGAAAGCATTACGAAGCTGCGGGCGCAGAAAGAGGTCTTGCAGGATCCTGGGTACAAGGCCCGGCAAGCTGAGGTAGCGGGCCTCAAATCTGAGATCGCCAAGATGACGGAATCGACCGTCAAGAACTCCGCCGAGCAGGTGGGCGCTGATGCGGTGGAGAAGGGAATCTTCTCGAACATGCGCACCCGCCGTGAGGCCTTGGTGATGGCTCACGAAGCCATGATGGGACGCACCAAGAACCTCATGGGCAGCGCTATGGTGTTCGCGGAGTACACAAATTCCAGCATTCTAGAAAGTGTAACAGGCATGATAAACCCGTACACTATCGCTATTGCTGCGATGAGTGCGGCCACAATCGGTTTAGTGCATCATTACGTTGAGCTCTCTGAAAAGGCAGCAGAAACATACCACGAATCCGCAGAAATGGGCGAGCGGCTAGGAATGACCGCCGAGCAGATGGAGGGTTTAGATTACGCCACTATTGGTACGAAAGTAAAGACTGAAGAGCTTGCGCGTGCAATCTCTACCTTTTCGGTAAAGCTTGAACAGCATCGAGCTCAATTTGCTGCTCTTGGCGTTACTGCGCAAGATCCAATCCATGCGTTTGAACAGTTCATTGATGCTGCTGGAAGAGCGGGAACAGAAAGCGAACGAAACAGAATCCTGGAAGAAGGGCTCGGCAAAACTTGGCAACAAGTGGCCCCCATTGTGCTTCAGGGCGGGAAAGCTCTTGAGGATGCGATACAGAAAGGGAAGCTTCCTCCCGAAATCAAAAAAGATTTCGAGGACATGATCCAATACCAGAAACTTACCGCAAAAGCTGAATGGGAGGCGGACAGAGCGGCAAGCCAACACGCCGCAAGTATAGCTCTCGAAAATGAGAAAATGAAGGCTGGGCTCGCCATCATGCGAGAAAGATACGGCATCGTAGGCGGAACAGTGCTTTATGGCCTTGATGTTGCATCCTCCGGGATGTCTGAGCACAAATCAAAAACGTTTGCGGAAACTTTAGCTGAGGAAGCTGCTGCAAAACAAAAAGCATCATCAGATAGCTCAAAAAAAACGACAAGCAATACAAAGTCTTTTACAGAAGAACAGCAGAAAATTCTTGATGAAGCGAATAAAGAAAGAGCAACAAAAAGCTTATCTCTTTCTCTTCAATTGATTCGTGATGAATACGCTGGAAAAATCTCACAATTCAAAAAAGGGAGCGAGGAATACAATAAAGTTGTAGAAGCTGAAAGCGTAGCTTTACAAGCGGTGCGTGATAGGTTCGCCAAGAAGGATAAGCCGAAGGCGTCGAAAACTGAGCGCGAAGTGGAAAGAAATCGCAAAGAAATCGATAATTTCATTGCTACGAACGATTCGAAATTGCGTGCGCAAGAAGCATACAATGTGGCGTACGCAAACCTCCAAAAGGACGCCCAGGATCTAGGGATAAAAAACGGCGTTTCTACCGAGGTGGCTACCGTCCAAGCCTCCGCAGATCAGCAGATCGCCGCCTTGGCTTCCGGGTACGATAAACAAAGAGCGCTCAAAGGGGCAACAAAGGAGCAAATCGCTACCCTCACACGTCAGGAGGCTGCAGAAGAGATAGAGATCCAGCAGAAAGCGACAGAGAAGATCTTGACCATCTACGCCAAGTCCGATTCTGAGAAGTTGCGGCAGGACGAGAAGAACCGCGCGCTTACGCTGAAGGATCTCGACAAGCAAGCTGAAGAAATCAAAAAGGCCTCCGAAAAGATCGCGGCCATCAATGTGTCCACCGGGAAGGAACTCCCAGGGTCCCTCGGGAAAAAGGACACCTCGAAGTACGATCTGGAGCGCCAGGCTATCGACCAATCTGCCGCCGAGCGCAAGCGAGCCATCTCCAACGAGATCAAGGACGAGAAGCAGAAGGCCGCAGCGCTGCAGGCCATCGAGGCGAATTCGGCCGCGCAGAAGGCTAAGGTAGACCGCGCCGAACTGGAAGAGCGGAAGAAGAACTACGAGCAGTATTCGTCCATCGTGCAGTCCTACGCGCAAGGGCAGCTCTCCAGCATGCTCCAAGGCGAATTCACACTCACCAAAGCCAAAGAGGCTGCGAAGACGGCGGCAATCAATTTCGTTGCTGAAGAGGCCACCAAGCGCATCGCCTCTTTCGTCGAAACGCTGGTTTTCCAGAAAGCGGAATCCGCCGTCGCCAATGCGGAGTCTATCGCGCAGGCGCAACTCACCGGAGCAGCACTTGCCGAGTCCTACGCAACCGCGGCGGCTCTTGCGTCTATCGCTACAATGGGGGCTGCCGACGTTGCGGGTGGTGCTGGGCTTGCCACCACTGTCGCAGCAGCTCACACCACTACCGGCTTTGCTGGTGGAGGGATCCAGATGGGGCCTGCCATCGTCGGCGAGCGGCGCGCTGAGGTCTCGACGCCCACGACGCCGCAACGCATCACGCAGACGAGCAACAGCACCGTCAACTCATCTGTGGGCGGCATGACGGTCAACATCAACGCCGGCGCGTCGGTTGATCGTGTGGCCGGCGTCCTCACCCGCGCAGGCTATCGCCGGACGCGCGGTCTCCAGTACAGCAGCCGATGAGCACCGTGCCGACAATTTTTGGCGTCCAGTTCGAGGGCTTCGAGCGCGACATGGCGCTTGAGGTTGACATGGGCCTCAACTTCCCATCTCTGGAAGGGCCTGGCGCGCCAGCGGCGGCGTCATTCCTCCCTGTAGACGGTTCTCTGGACTCCATCACGGGCGACGTGACGCTGTGGATGCACCAGAGCGCTGCGGCATCGTTTGAGGGTGCAGCGCCCCCACACGGAGACGCGGCGGGCGTTTGGGTGATCCCGGAGATCCAGGACGGTGTAGCGATCCCAGGGATTGAGGGAGTGGCAACCGGGGACGGATACCGCACCATCTCCAACGTCCTGATGACCGCGGCACCCGAGAGTCAGGGGCGCAAGGCGGTGGGGACGGATTTGTTCGGCTACAAGCTGGAATTTCGCATCCCCTGCGATGAGCCGAATACCGGCTATGTGGCCACCATCCCGGACGTCGTCGCAAAGAAGTTCGGGTCGCACCAGATCCAGGATCCGTCCGTGCAGATCCAGGGGATCACCTCTGCCGGCGTCTGGGCGAGCGGGCTTTCTCGGCAGGTGGGACGCCGGTGGGATGGAAACGTAGACCTCGACCACATCGACTACCCGACGGCTCACGCGATTATCAAGTGGCTGCGCGCCATCCGTGGCGGGGCTGTCACATTCCCAGCCTACGCCTACGGGCCGTCCTTCGCCGGCGAGACCATCTCTGTCGTCGTGACGAAAGCGACGCTCTCACACTCCAATGGCCTCTATTGGGCCTTCCGCCTTGAGACGACGCTTGCCACCTCCACCGCGACCAAGCCGGTGATCTGGCGGGTTGATCCGGCCTACGTCGTGTCGGGCGCGCCGGCAAACATCATCATCTACGGCAGCGGCTTCGACAGTGCGACGACGGTCACGGTCGGGGGTGTCGCGGCGACAGTCACAGCATGGACCTCCGGGAAACTCTACGTCACCATCGCAGCGGGGACGGCTGGGCAATATGAGGTTGTCGCCACCAATGCGCAAGGAAGCGGCACCGGGACGATGTGGCGCTATGATGCTGGCGAAATCACATTTGGGACAGGGGGATCTATTGTGGCCACCACCGCAGTTTCCATCGTTGCAAACCAACTCGTTGGGCTCAACGCTTCCGGGGACGCAGTCCTTGCCGACGCCGTCCTCGGGATTGTGGCTGTGGGCTACGCTGCCACCACCGTCGCGGCTGGTGGAGCGCTCCAGATCAACCAGACAGGCCACGCCACGCCCGTCTCGGGCCTCACGGATGGAGTGCAGGTCTTCCTTGGCACCGCTGGCGGCTACGCGGCTACGCCACCTTCTGGGGCCACCATCTCGCAGCAGGTGGGCATTGCCACTGCCACTGGCGTGGCCGTCAACTGTGGAGACGGGGCGACGTACCTATAATTCCCTTGCTTTCCTGAGCGCTGGAATGTATGATATGGATGCGCTCGGAAGCCAAACCCCGAGCGCTTAGATGATCTGACATCCCGAAAGGGACGCCCCTAGCAGCCCCGGTCTAGCAGAGATGCTAGGTTTGGCCCGGAACCCCTGCTAGGGGCTTTCGCTTTGAGGTGCAAAATGGACCTTCAGATGTTCACAACTCCAGACAACCAAGAAATTCGGGCGTTCTTTGAGAATGACGAACCGATCTTTGTTGCCGCTGATGTTGCCAAAGCTCTCGGATACCGCATGGCCTCAGACATGACGCGCCGCATAGACGACGAAGACAAGGGTACGCGTTCGGTGCGTACCCCCTCTGGAGAGCAAGAAATGACGGTTATCTGGGAGGCTGGCTTGTATGTGGCCATTCTTGGAAGCCAAGTCCCGGAAGCCAAGGCATTCAAACGTTGGATCACACATGATGTCCTGCCATCGCTTCGCAAGACCGGAAGCTATGCTATCACCCAAGCATTTCAAATCCCTCAGACGCTCTCTGAGGCTCTCCGTCTAGCCGCCGACCAACAGGATCAGATTGAACGGCAAGCTCTCCAGATCGAGGCCGCAGCGCCGAAAGTGGCATTTGTGGACAGCTTCGTCGAGAAGAGCCAGACGCAGCCGCTTCGCGCCGTTGCGAAGGTGCTGGGCGTGAAGGAGAAGGACTTCGTGCGCGTCCTGATCGAAAAGAAGGTCCTTTACCGATTAGCCGGCAAGCTGACTCCCGCGCAAGAGCACATGGAAGCGGGGCGTTTCGAGATCAAGGAGGTCCAGGCGTCACGGACAGATTGGGCAGGTCCGCAAATGCGCTTCACAACGCGCGGAGTGGAGTGGGCGGCTCGCAAGGTGCGTGAATGGGGAATCACCAACGAGAAGGAGGGGATGTAATGCCATTTGCAATCGTTCTTACAGCTTATATTGTGGCCGGAGACATCACGGTCGCAACCATCGCGAACATCTACACGCAATTACGCCGCACGCCAAAGCGCGAATGCTGCGCAAAGCCATCTCCAATCGATTCGGCAGAAGTAGCAAAGCCTGCGCGGTAGCGACTTTCGGATGTAGATTGGAGGCATGGGACGCAAGACCTACCTCAAGATCGTCATGCCGTCAGCTCCGACGGTCTCATTTGCCCCCTACGACTCGCAGACGATCGGCCTCACAACTTGGGATGAGGCCGCAATCATTGACGGTGTCACCTACCACCCAACGCGCTTT